GTTGCTGGAGAATCGTTGTCATCTATCTCTCCGAGCGTAGCCTCTAGACGCTGAATCTCGGCTTGGATGTAGTCGAGGGTGATGACTTCGGTGCGCACCGGAGCGTCGAGGCCCATGAGTTTCGCTCTGCGGTCCATGATGGCGAGGACACGATCTATGGCGAAGAGTGCGCCCTTCTCTTCCGAGAGAGCCTTCTCCATCGCTTTCTCCAGTAGCAGGTCGAGGCGCTGACCTTCGAGGCGGCGGAACTCGTCCACTGCTTCGGCAGGGATGGCGGCGAGGGCTCGCTGGCATCGGTTGTAGGCGGTCGCTTTGGTCACGCCCATCTGGTCGGCGATTGCCTGGTAAGAGAAGCCGAGGGAGCGCAGGCGTAGTGCTGCGGTGTCGAGGTGGGCTTGTTCTTCGGTGCGCTCGAACTTTGTCATCGTTTAGCCGACCTAGCGTTTAGAAACTTCGTAGGGCATAACTCACCCACGATAGGTAAACATCGTCCCACAGGTGGTAAGTGGAAGTCAATCGACTGGAATCATTGACCTTTGGGTGGCAACACTCAGAGCAGGGTGCGAGGCTGGTTCTCAGCCCACTGCACTCGTGCCTCAATGATGGGCCAGTAGTCCTCGGTCATCTCACAGCCCACCCACTCGAAGCCCTCGAGGATTGCGGCGACGGCAGTAGATCCGCTTCCGAGGAACGGGTCGAGGACTGTGCCGCCTGGTGGGGTCACGAGTTTCACGAGGTAGCGCATGAGGGCAAGTGGCTTGACGGTGGGGTGGAAGTTCTGGGCTGGCTTGGTACTGAACTTATCCTCAACGCTCCCCTCGGCTTTTCCTGCTGGCTCGCCACTTTGTCCGTTGAATACTTTGCCCTTTTCAGGCAGCCCTTCCAGCCCTGCGTTGCGCTCGGACTTGCTTGCCTTAGCGCAGTAGAAGAAGCGAGCGGCGGAACCGGAGTCGCCATAGAACGGGGTGTCCTCAACCCCACCGAATAGCCCTCGGGAGGTGCTCGTGCTTTCTCCGGTCAGCGTTGGCCCTGATGCTTTGCCACCCGCACCAGCCTGTCTCGGAAACCCTGCCAGCACTTCATCGCTTCCGTCGTGGATGACGTTGGCAGGCCAGCGACCCGTGTGTTCTGTGTTTAAGGGTTCGTGCGCCCCATACATACCAAGCGAAGCATCAGTTCGTTCATCACCAGTCACGGAGTCAGAACGACCGCCCCTGGTAACAATAGTTTCGCTCCCCACCCGTGACCCGTCAATGTTCAGCGCACCCGTTCCCCACTCCAATACGTTCGAGGCGACTGTGCCGGTCAGGGGCTTGCGAGCGACACAGATAGGTTCGTGGGCTGGCTTTAGGGCTGTTCCCCAGCCTTGCCATTGTTGGGCCTCGGGGGTGGCAGGTGCGGTGATGTCCATTAGACCTGCTTTTATGCCGTATTCATGTCCAGCATTTGACGCTTCATTTCCACGACCTTGACGCTGACCCACCACTTCACGCTCCGCACCGGCAGCCTTGTCTATGGCCTTGCTCACGTCCAGCGACTTCGGGAAGCCCGAGCCGTAGAGCCACATGATTTGGTCCCTAATCTCGAAGCCTGCGTCCTCGATGGCGACGGTCATGCGGTGATAGGTGCGAGAGCCGGAGAAGGCGAGCAGGTGTCCACCTGGCTTTAGAACTCGTAGGCACTCACGCCACATCTCGACGTTGTAGGCGATGCCGGTGCTATCCCACGATTTGCCCATGAAGCCGAGCTCATAGGGAGGGTCGGTGACGATGCTGTCGATGGAGCAGTCCGGCAGGGTCTTGAGCGTGTCGAGGCAGTTGCCCTTGAGAATCACAGGCTCTCTCCGCATGAGGGGCAGAACCGCACGTCTCGGATGAACGTGATGCTGACGTGGTTCGTGAACTGGAGATTAGCCCGAGGGTGCGCCAGGCTGGAGTGCGTGATGGGGCAGAAGGTGGTTAGCGCCTCCTCTGCGGCTTGGCGGTAGGCGGTGGTGTCGGCGGTCACGTTGATCGTCATGTCTAGTTCGGCGTAGGTGCGTAAGGAGTCGCAGAAGCGCAGGCCGGAGTGATTGTGCTGGTAGTAGGTGCCGGTTTTGTCGTAGACCTTCACGATGAGCTGTGAGCAGTGGCGGCAGTTCATGCCTCTCCGTCCAGAATGTTGAGAATGAGGTCGAGCGTGACTTCGGGGTGGAGTTTGATGTCTTGGAGCCAGCAGGTCAGCCCGTCAGCGATGGCGTTGAGTTGATCTAGTAGGCGGCTTGCGTCGCAGGGCCATGTGTTCGAGCACTCGTCACACTGGCTCGGGAACGTGGCGTGAGGCTGGTGCTTCTCGCTCATTACTCGGCGCTCGGAGGGGTAGACGTAGACCTTGCGCTCTTGGTCCGGCTGAGGGCCGTAGGGGTCGGTCTGTGCAGAAATGGTCGAGTTAAGGTTGCGGTTTTGGTCACTCTTTGCCAATTCCGTAATGGTTTCGTGACTGTTTTGCTCGACCATCGCCCTGACCACCATTCCGTAGACCTCGGCGGCGTTCATCACTCGGTCTACTTCGTCTAGGGCCTTGATTACGTCGCAGGGGTAATCGGCCGGGTAGCCACCGTCTTTGGTGCAGAAACCGCAATAGTCGCCAAGATAGGTGTGCTTCTCTCGTAGGGCTTGGCGTTCGTCGGGGGTCATAGTTCACCTTTCAAGGTAAATTCGGCTGCCTGTAGCCACTCAAGGTCGTCCTCGCCCGCCCGCATTGTGTCACGTTGTAATTTATTCATTTTTCGCCTTTTGAGCCTGACGGGCTATCTAGGGCTTCACCCGTCAGAGTGGACGTTAGTATTTCATTACGGTGATTAACTCCGATGAATCCCCTAAATCCACTTTGTAAAGTTTTAAATTTTACTTGCGTCATAATTTCATTTTGCACTTCACGCAATAGAGGCAGTCCATCACCACAGGAGGCAAGTTTAGGTAGTAAAAAGAAGTTTCAATAGTTTTTGTTTCATTGTGGTCGCAACTAGGTAATAGTTTCTCTCCGCACTTAGGGCAGAAGGTGAAGGCAAAGGAAGTCTGGCCGTGTTCGATAACATCCCAGCCTTCGGGCAACGTCATTAGTCCGATGATGTGGGTGCAGTCAACTTCAACTTTTAGGTCGTTGAACTTTAGGTTTTCGGTAGCGTCCAGTACCTTGATTACGTCGCAAGGGTAATAGACCAGGCGTGTGCTGACGTCCTCGCTTGAACAGGACTGGCAGACATACTGGTCTTTGTAGGTGTCGGCAAAGCAAGCGGAGTGTTTGTTGCGTAGGCGTAGCAATTCTTCGTGTGTCATTAGTAGTCCTTTCCACAATGCAAGCAACCAAATGCCTTACCAGTTCGTGAAAGAACACCCATCTTATGATGGTGGTTGCCAAACAAACACAAGATACGGTTTAGACTACGCCTAAACTTACGCCTAAACCAGTAGTAACTATTACTTTTCACGGTCTAACCAAGTGTAGAACATAACGAGACAAACTATGGGAATAAATACCAGGAACAACTCCCAGGGATGTACTGCATTAAGGACAAAATATATTGACAATGCAGATATAACTAATAATACAAAAGGGAAATACTCACTTTTCATTCTTACTCCAATAGTAACAAATTTTACGGGCGGGACATTCTAAAAACTTCTCATCAGTTGGACCATTGCAACAGTGCTTAAGTAGTGTTGGGTCATTCTTACTAATAGCAACTCTTACTCTTGCCCACTTGTCATACAGTTTATCAAGTGCTACCGGGTCCTTTTCAACTTCAATTGTCTTAATTTTGTGGGGGTAAGACTTTTGAATAAACAACAATGCCATACGGTCGGGGGCACCGGGACAATTATCCTGATAAACCCTCAACTGCATGGCATACTGTTCACTTGCTTCTTTAGGAAGCTGGTTTGTACTCTTAATATCTACAAGGAAGTTACCCTCAGGAGTTGAAAGTTCCAACACATCGACTGCACCAGCAATCATCCGTTCCTCGTTTACGAACTTCACTTCTACCTTGTCCAGAGTAGTGAACCCCATATGGATAAGCATGTTTTGAATTACTGAGTGAAACACCGAACCGACTTGAAAAGTCATTGCTAAGGTAGGTGATATACGTTCCGATTGGCATAAAAGTCTTTCTGTAGGGTGGAAGTCATAATATAGGCGTAGTTCCCCCGCCATTACATCCGATGAGGGGTGATACATGTTATCGAACTTGCGTTCTTTGTTATAAACCTTAACCGGATACTCTTCTGGGAAGATGTCACCAAGCATTAATGCTTCTTCAATATACTTAGTGATAGGTTCATCATTTTGGTATGCGGCTAATGTACGTTCAAGAAAACTACTCATTTTCTTTCTCCTTTAAACGAAGATAGTCTTCGTAGAACTCTAAAAAATCATTTAACTCTAGTACAACTAAATCTTGGTTTACAGGGAGTGTTTCCGGAGTATTCTCTCGAACCCCACCCCAAGTAGTTTCTTCTTTGGTAGTACCATAAAATCTTATAGCAAGTGCAGGCCTTGCTGTCCAACTTTTATTCTGGGCATGGTCTTTAACTTCACTCCACACTTTTTCAGTTATTGAGTAACTGACATTTTGTGTACACTTACACTCTACAACAAATGAAATTAGTTCAACCTCAGAAGTCTTAAGGTCACCCTTTTCAAACTTGGCACCACTGGCAATTGTCTTAGTTGCTTCAGGCCAGATGGCTTCTACATCACTTTCATGACGGTCAGCCATCTTCTTCTGAAAAGCAGCCACTATTCTACTTCTTTAGTGGGATCTAATTCCTCACTAGGCTTTGGGAGTTCTACAACAATGAGATCTTCTGGTGCCAGTTCTTCAAAATCTGTATAGGTCCCACTCCATTCAACCACTGGGTTGCCTGAACTGGAAACACCTATGATGGTCCCAATTGACGTAACTGATACTACTTTGTCTCCAACATTCATTTCTATACCTCGCTTGAGTCTATGTCGTCTGAGTCATTAGTTAATGGGCGACCAAAGAATTCATCATCCTGGTCTCTCAATACTAATGCATTACCATTCTTAATTGTGTCTCTAATCTCTTGTGCAAACTCATCACCACGACCTTGGTTCC